TATATACAGATGAATGTATGGAATGCAATGATAAGATTCCGTGTATATTATTTGAATGTGGTCATCGAGTGTTATGTTTAGACTGTGGTTATAAATTAATATATATGCAAAAAGCAAAAAAATGTATTATGTGTAACAATATATCAAATAATATATTTATTCATTAAATATGTTTATTTTATTACAAGTCTTCTAATTTCAACAGTTTCATTAATACCATCTGATTTAAGTGGAAAACTTTCTCTTACATATTCAATATAAGTTGGAGAACAAGATTCAACTATAAATGAATTTTCTGTAATATCTTCTGTTTTTATCATATCATGATAAACATTTAAGATGTCTTCTTTAGAAACGTATCCCTGTATAACTTCATGATCTTCTATAATTATATTTAGACAATCCAATACTACAAATTTTGTCATATCATTTATATCACTATAAAATTTAGTTGTGTAATATTTCATTTATACAATTAGTATAAAAATAAACTTTATATAGTTAACGTTTTTATTCTTCATCCTGTTCTGTTTTTCTTAATATAATATGATTTATATTTCATTCCATTTTCTCCTAAAATAGTTAAATCTTCATTTATTTTTATTAGTGTTCGTGCAGTTAAATACTCTTCAACATTAAACATTACCATATCAGTATTAGCAAGAGATTATATCTTATTCTGTAGAATTAAGAACAAATACCACTTTTTAATAGCGTTTGTAAAATATAGTATGTTTTTATTTATGAATTCGTAGTTGACAAAGTGATGAGAATTATTCACACTATATTGCGGAGAGCAAAGCTTGTCCTAGTATCTTTTGTGCAAAGTACCAACGTATTACATATATGAATGTGATAAAATTATTTTTAGATACTAAATATACTTTTTTAAATTTAGATGTTGTAAAATATAATAATAGTTTGAAAGTTAAATTAATTTTTTTTAGAAAATGTTATAAAAGTTTATTTTAAGTAATATACATATGACACAAAATATTAAAAAATTTGATACAAATAATATTACAGATTCTGTTATTCTAATAATTGGAAACCGTGCCACGGGTAAAAGTTATTTGGCTAGAGACTTATTAGTTAAGCAAAATAATTCAACAAGCGTAGTTATATCTCCAACAGAACTATCGAATAAAATATATAGTGAATGCACAGCTAACTTATTTATTCATGAAAAATATAGTTCAAATATTATAGAAGATATTGTAAATAAACAACATTCAGGTATAGCAATTATATTAGATGATTGTTTGTATGATAAAACTTGGATAAATGACAAAAATATTAAAACACTATTTATGAATGGTAGACACTTGAAAACTACACTGATAATTACATTGCAAGGTCCATATAATATGCCACCTTTTTACCGTTCAAATAGTGATTATGTTTTTATTTTTAAAGATAATAATAGAAATAATAAAAAAAAAATATATGAAAATTATGGTTTCATGTTTCCAACATTCGATTTGTTCTCCCAAACAATGGATAAATATACAGATGATTATGGATGTCTCGTATTAAATAATACATCTAAACATAAAACATTTGAAGAGTGTGTGTTTTGGTATAAAGCTGATCCTATCCAACAGATTAACACATCACTATATTCAGATGAAACTTTTAGTAAAAGAAAATAAAAGTTGAAGAAGAACAATTTGACATAAATATGGAGCCAATGTGTAAGAAAATTAAAATTGATAGCCCACCAAATAACATAGTTGAAGAAGAACAATATGATATAAATATGGAGCCAATGTGTAAGAAAATTAAAATTGATAGCCCACCAAATAACATAGTTTATTAAAAATAAATGAATAAAATTGAAGAACATCTAGTATTGCGGCTAAAATATATTTTCATAATATACTTAAAAAAAATCACATTTAAGATTAGTAACTGTTAATGCTGGTATGATTTTTTTATGGAAGAATTATTACAAAAAATAGATGGTAATGAAGAACCAAATATGAATAAAATTACCAGAGCATTGTTATTGAAAGAATTATAAATAAAGGATTTAAATTTTAATCAATTATATACATATGAAGAATATATAGAATTGTAAAAATAATTGTTTTACATCGAGACTATTTATTTTTATATTGGATCTAACATTATATAGTATCCACCTGTTTGTTTAATATTTTTATTATTTTTTCTAACTTTTAGGCTCATTTTATCACATGTTTTAATTAAATCTTTTATAGTATCTAAATCAACTTGATAAAATTCTTTTCTTTTTCTATATTGTTTTGATAATAAAACATTTTTTAAACATTTTTCAACTTCGTCAATATATTTGGTTTCATATATGTGAACAATATCCACATTATCTATATGTGAACTATTATGTGTTCTTATTCGTTCTTTAAATTTCTTCGATTTACCTATTTTATATAAATCGATGATATTATAATCTGTTTTTAAGACATAAATAACACCACTTTTAGTATCTGAAATTGGTTTCATGTTATTTTCTAATATATCTATTTTATTATTTAATCCTTCAATAATATATTGTTTATATTTATTCATTAATTTTTCAATTTCTATAAAATAACTTCTCACTTCTTCTGCTTTAACTGTTTTAGATAACATACATAATCTTTTACAACAATCAGATGTTATCATAATTTCTTCTTTTGGTTTACCTGCTGTTAATGATTTAGTTTTTTTAATTTTATAGTCAACATTCTTTATATAACTTGATACTAATGTTTTTTTAAGATTATCTTTTCTCATATTTAACTAAATTATCAAAATTAATTATAAAATTATCATCACTAGTATTAATTGTATACAATGAAAAAAAATTATCTATAAATTTATTAGAAATACTAGCGTATTTTTTTAGAAAATCTTGTAAAGTTATCATATAATATCCCTACATATGTAGGAATATTATAAATACGATGATTTGATTTAAATAATATAATATAATATATTATAATGGAAGATACAATAACTGAAGACATGATAGATGATATTATTGAAGACATAATTCAACACTTATATGATAATAAGATAAATATAAAAGACAAAAAAATAAACCTATTATGTTATATAGACAATTATTTAACTGAAAATGATATTGATATCGGGAATATATATTTAGATGATTTAGTGGACATTGTTATTACAATTATGAATAAACGTTGTAATAATAGTAAAAATACTAATGACGATGACATTATTTTCAAATTAGATGAAGAAGAACAAGAACAAACTGAACTAAAAACCGTAATAAAAAAATTTGATTCCTTATACAAGAAAGCTAAAAAAATAGATATTGATATAACCACTTCACCAATTGGTTCTTACAAAGAATCTTTATCTTCTTCGTGGGATAATATATTGAACCGAATTGATTCAATATATAAAAAAATAGAATAAATCAAACACCTACTTTTTAGCATTTTTTTTCTCTCTTCGTTTTTCTTTCTTTATTTGCTTCTTTTGTTCTTCTTCTAAATAACATTCTATATCATCACCTCCCCAACCCTCATTTGCTGCATCTTTCCACATATCTTCAAAACAAGACATACACCATAGTCTTTCTTCGTCACCTTTTGTTATAATATATATATTTTCATTTATACAATTTATAACACAATTACAATCTTCACATATTTCGGTATCCATTTTATAATATTATAAATACTAAAAGATTTGTTTATATAAAAATTGATTAAACAAGTTAATAAATAAAGACTACTATATATTTATAATATAATGTATATCCTTATTAATAATTGCTATGGTACGAGTGAATTTAATCTTGAATTTATTAAAGAGTTATTCAATAAATTTCCACCAACAGATGAACAATTAACAAAATTTTTATACAAATTAGAACATATTGCAGAAGATAGTGAAAATGATACGGATGACACTAGTACTAGTCAACCTACAAAATATGATACTTTTAATGATAGGTACAATTTAGTAAATTATAATAAGACGAAACCTTATATTTTTATTCAAAATAAAGAAACGAAACTATATTACAAGTATTGGTTGTATTATGATACAGTAATTCAATTATTTGAAACAAATAATAAGGGGTTTAATTTTATAGAATATGTAATGCATCGCAATGATGATATTATTCTAAAAGATGGTAAATTTACATATTTGTTTTACAAAATGTTAATTCCACGATTAGGACCATATAAATTTTCATGTACTGGTGAAGAATTTGAAAAGAATACGATTGATATATCAAATACGGATATGAGAAATGATATCAATGAACCATCAACTTTTTCTTTAGAAAAAATTGATGCTACTTTAGGTAAAAAATCAGTTGATTTTTTGCCTAATGAACCCTTTTATCTAATGACTGTATATAGTAATTCATACGTAGCTTATAAGGAAATAGGTAAACATGATCACCCTATTTATTATAAATTACCATTTGATGAATCAAATTGGAGAACATCTGGTATTGCTTCATATATATATTTTTATAAGATATTTCAAAATAAATCAGATTTAAGATTAGTTGATATAAGTGATGGTATTGATTTTGAACTAACTGAATATGATGGTATGGAGGATATAAGATTAAAAATCCCTCATGAAAAAATAATAGAAGAATTATTAAAGCATATCAAGTGTATCAGTACTTTTATTGAACCAATAATGGATATGAGAGGAGAAGTATCAAAAGCATCTGAAGCAGACCAACCAAATATGAGCAAATTTACTAAAGCATTATTGTATAGTGAATTAAAAGTAAATGAATTATATAAAACATTTGCAGATTACACTGAATTGTAAAAATGATTTATATTGTATTTATCATATTATTATAATATTTATAGGGGGGTATATTACCCCCCTACGTATAACTATGATAAAGTGTAAAATGCTTCATAATTAGAAGAATTATTAAAGCATATCAAGTGTATCAGTACTTTTTATTGAACCAATAATGGATATGATAGTAGCAAAAGCATCTGAAGCAGACCAACCAAATATGAGCAAATTCACTAAAGCATTATTGTATAGTGAATTAAAAGTAAATGAATTATATAAAACATTTGCAGATTACACAGAATTATAAAAGTTGATTTAATTTTTATTTATAAAGATATTATCATTATAAATAAAATGAGTTGCATGCAATCACATATAACAGTTAAACCAATTTGGATCAATGATATAACAGGAGAAAAATCCTATTTCTATGATGAAATGGGAACACCTGCATTTTATATGATACAAAATATATTACAAAAGCATTTAGGTGAGAATATATGGGTTTCACTAGATAATATGAATACAGATTTATTTACAGTATATGATATCGATAAACCAATTGAAATAATTAAAAAAATAATAGATGAAATTTATGAACTACATACTTTAATTATAATATATGAGGAACATATGCCTTCATCGCATATAAAATTTGAAATAATAAATATAATGTAAAATTTTATATTTCATATGTTTTATTATAATCACATGATATATTTTCATTTACATAACCAATCGGATTACACATAAATGGTATATCATGTATTTTTGTAAAAGATGGCATATGTGTATGTCCGTAAATCCAACATTTTATTTTATCTTTATTTTTTTCAATAAAAGTATCCATATCACTATAAAACCATTGATTATATGGCAACATTCTTGGAGTTTTATATTTTACATCAATTAAACTATTGGAAGGTACCTGAGGAACACAGTTCCTCAGCTAGGTTAAAAGAACTTTGTTCTTTTGACGTACATGATGAGTGATAATAATCATTTTATTAATATTATTATCTTCTAAAAAAGATATAGATTGCTGATTCAATGTATTATATTTAATAATATCTAGATTTTTGATGCTATATGTATCATTTATTTCAAACTCTGGTTTAGAAACATTTGACCACAAGGTACTTCCCACAAAGCAATAATCATTATAGTATTCATACGAGTTATTCAAGAAAGATATATTAGAATATTTTTTACAGCGGGGACTATTTTAAATGACACGATTTAAAATTATTTCTTATAAATTTTTGATTTTTTTCTATACTTCATTTTAATTTTTTTAATATCTTCTTTAGTTTTAGTTAATGATGATTTGAAATAATTAGAATAACTTTTTAATTCTATATATTTTATGGCTTTTGTAATTGATTTCTTAATTAATACATAACTCATAGGTTCATCTTTCTTCATATAATATTTTAATTGATTAAAGAATTTTTCAATCGGATTCATATAATGATGATATGGTAAAATATATACAAAATCATTTTTATTTTTTGTAATAAACTCTTTTACATTTTGATTTCTATGACAACTTGCATTATCCATTAATATTAATTTATTTTTCTTACCTGCTATTAATCGTTTAATAAATTCAATTAATCTACTATGATCGGAACCTGCTTTTTCATATAATATCCAATCTAATACGCCTTTTGTAGTTATTGCCATTATTAGAGTATATTTTATAAAAACTTTATTATTTTTAGTTATTTTATTTAATCTCTTACCTATTTCTTCTCTCCCTTTTGTAGGATGCAATCCAATCGATATACTTGTTTCGTCAATAGATATAATATCTCTTAATTTATATTTCTTAATTTTTGAATAAAATTTAATATATTCTTCATCATAATTAATTGGTTTATTATATCTTGTATCTGGTCTATGTGTTATTTGTACTTTTTTATAAGTTAAATTAGCATATTTGATAATATTACCTAAATGAGTTTTTGATAAGGTTATATCATTAAATTTTTTATGAAAATTTCCTAATATATCTATTAATGTTATAAATGGTCTTCTTTTTATTAAATCTATTATATAATCTACATGAATTTGTCTAACTTTATATGAACCCTCTTTTCTTTTTTTATTTTCAACTGTAGCAATATTGATATATCTTCTAACCCATCTAACTAAACTATATTTAGAGCATTTAAATATTTTACAAGTATTTTTTAAACTTGGTTCATCCATATCTAAATAATATTGAACTGCCAATAACTTGTAATCACTTGACTTGTGAATACCCATTAATTATATATAAAATTATATATAATTAATTTATATTTGATAATCTTTTATGTCTAATCGTTGTATTATGTGTATTTATTGATGATTCTGTAAATACACCAAAATCACAATATTTACAATAATATGTAAATCCGTTTTCTCTTTCTTCTTTTGTTGAATGATTATTTAAAGAATGTGTTAAATAATTGTTTTTATTAGTTGATTGGTAATCACACTTTTCGCATTTGTAAATATCCTTGAT